ATATTTTGTAGGTGAGACTTACTTCATTTGTACCATCAATTGTAGAAGGTAGTGCCATGAAATTAGTTTCAAGAGAAATAACGTCTTCAATTGAGTGAGTTGGAATCTCTACGTGTGCAGTAGGGAAGCTCAACTCTAAACGACGCCCTGAGCCTCCTCCAATCTTAAATGTTAAAGCTACACTATTTGTAACTGTACTAGTAAGGTTACGAAGATCTTCAAAGAAGTCTCTAGATAAGTCTCCTGACCCGTCCATAGCTGTACTATCTAGTGCAAGATAACAAGTAAAGCTACCAGACACCGCTCTTCCTCCTGTTACGTGACCAATCGGAACGTTTACTACACCTAATTCTTCGGGAGTAATGTATGTAACATTATTAGAAATTGTAATATTTCCTCCAGTAAGAGTTAACTTGTACGCATCTGCTCCTGAAAGTAGGCCAGTTGTGCCCGCACCATTAATACTCAGCTGAGTAAGTCGGTTACGAATAAAGTTATCTGAGTCTGTAAGAGCTTCATTTACATAAGTAGTAGCAGTAGAAGCTCCCCCGCTATTAATTGCAGTGAGTACGTATAAACGATAGTTATCATTTGAGTCTAACCAAACATCTCCGACCGCAACAGTATCACTAGAGCCCGTTGAATCACGAGTAACGTCAGTATCTACCGGAACTGCAGTATCTTCAATAGTACTTCCGCTGAAATCAAGTACTTCTGAACATTGGCCAGACCAGTTAATAGTAGCAATACCATCAATTTCAAAATCAATAGAGGCTTCGTTTACAACTGCGTCTTTTAACTTAATCACTGTTCGGTTTGCGTCACCCATCACAAAATAAATATTTGCAGTTTGAAAGGTTGAACGATTAGATTCTGCAAAAGTAATTCCAGACTCGTTTGTAGCAGGAGTAATAACTGGACCATTAGTTTCAGCAGGATTCGCTGTACGTTTAAATGCAGCTCCTGTATATGTATCAGAGCCTGCCATCATTGCCCATAAAACTTCTTCTACAGCGTGTACTTTAGCTGCAGTATCTGCTGATCCTGTCCCTAGCCCCGCTCCAGCTGCCTGGAAAGGACGAACATAAGTTGAAAATGACCACTCACCAGCAGCAAGAGAGTCATTAAACGCGCGTCGACCGCGTCGGCTTACACCCCCAGATGATTCCATTTCTGTTAAAGAAATTTCGGAGGTGTTGTTTGCTTGTGAAAAGCTAAAGCCATCCAATATGGGCATTTCCCACACTACATCTTTAAACTCAATGTAGCATTTGGTATCCCGGCTAAAATATAATTGAGTTGCCATAGTAATCTCCTATGCATATTGAAAGGACTAGGACGTGAACGTTTGTTCGTGCCAGTCGTTTCTAGTATCGAACCTCTATTTCGAGTTCTCCAACTCCGAAAGGTTCCAAAACACCTTCATCAGTAGTTATACTAATGACTGTAATTTGTTGACAATTAAACTCATTATTGAGTCTATCAAAATATTGTAAATTTGAATTTTGTTCTACAACAGTTTCTACGTCTTCCATTAAAAGATTTAACTCCTCTTGAGCATCTTCTGAATTAACGTAACAGCGTATGGTAACGCCTAAAAATCTATCTTTGTAACCTCCGGCTTGGTACTCTCTAGTCTCACTTCCTGCGTTTAAATGAATTGCAGGAAAATCTTCTACTTCGTCCCAAAACTTTAGTCTTGGATGCACATTGTTGGCTACATCAGTAAGAAAAGCTCCTGAGCCGTCTATATTTTTAAGCTTATTTGTAAGAGCTTCTACTATATTAAATCTTCTAGAAGTATAAGTTCTTGGTGTAGCCATTATAATCTCCTAGTAAATAGTCTTCCTACAGCAAACTCTGTTGCTACTTCTCTAATAGTTCTATCTATAAGACGGCGAGGATCTCTATCCATAGTTCCTTGTTGCCCTATACCTTGTTCAAATGTCTGGTACGGAAACTTTTCGTAAGAGTACCCAAAACTTGGAAAACCTTTTGGAGTTTGTAATATGTTAATTACTCTAACTGAAGCCGCAAATCTCCCGCTTTGGTTATTCAAAGCAGGATCTCCCATATTATTTACAATTGCATCAGGCAATCTTTTATTCATTAATGCTATTAATTGCAGTTGTTGAGACGCTGCACTAGGCTTTCTTGCAGGCTTTCTTTTGCCTCTAGCTAATCTTACTGCTGCTGCTCCATAACTTTTACGGCTTCCTGCCTTTGCTGAAGGCTTAGAAGTAAGCACTTCTTTTTTACCACTAGACTTCTTAATTTTAGTGTCTTCTACAGTAACCTTAACACCTGGTATCTTTTTAAACTCATTAGTTACTTTTTTAATAGTAGTTTTTCGTTTCTTTTTATAGATAGAATCAGACCCTGATAAGTTTTCTAGGCCCGCTCCTACTTTCATAGCTGTACCTGTAGTTTTGATTGCTTTCTTTATTTGCTTTATTAAAGCCTCTTTCTGTGCTGCTATTTCTCCGCCCCGAGCCATGTTATCTTTTCCAGACTCTAATTTAATAGTATGCGAGTCAGTTGAATCGTCTCTCATTATAGATAAATCAATATCTAGCGCCTCTAAGTCTGTAAGAATATCTCTTTCTGAGATTTGGTCGCCCATATCATCTACAACACCTACAACATCTATTAAGTTATTTAACGTATCAGCAATAATACTCTGAACAATTCCTGCGTCTCCTACGTGACCCGCATGAAGAACTCTACCGCCTGCTTTTCGTTTCTTTCCGCTTTTTGTACGAAGAGTTTTAGTTTTAGTTCTTCCTGTTTCTTCATTAGTAAATGTTTGTTCTGTTAAGTAATTTTGTACAGAAATAAAAAATTCACTTAAAGGTTCTCTATAAAAATCTTTTATCGCTTGAAACACATTACCTGGAGTACTGTAATCTCCCGCGTAATTATTTACAGTATTTGAAGTAAATGTAAATTTTAACGTATTTTTAGTGCCACGTATTTTACCCCCAGACTGCTTAGCAATTCGTTCAAGTCTTCCTTTTAGCTTTTCTTTAAATATTTGTGCAAACCCTAATATTGCTTTTTTTGTCTTGGCTTGTTACAGGAACGCCCGAAGCCTCGAGCTCTTTCTTTATTTCCTCAGTGACTTCCAACGCATTAAACTCAAAGTGATGAGGGCGTCTATCAGCAACTAAAGCTCTATAAGGACCGGACTTAGTATTCTCTAAGTCGTTTAAAACTTTTTTCAAAAATCCATTTAAACTTGAAGCACTCATTAAAAGTTTTTATACAAATCAAGCACTCGCTTGATATGGTCTGGAAAAGCTACACTGTCCCGCAAACTAGTTGATCCTTGGTTTTGTATAGTAGCTCCTGCTAAAGTTTTACGTTCTTTATGCTCGTCTCGTAGATAGTATGTAATTAAATCAACTACTGCGAGTTTTAAATCTGTAGGGCATGCTTCGTATCCCGCTTTATATGTAACTTTTACTGACGCCGCTCCGCGAGGCCAGTTTTTATAGGTCGACCCCGTAACGTAAAGTACACTATCCGTCTTCTTGTCAAGATAATAGTCTGTAGTTGGCACGGTGGTGTAACTTTCCGTTACGGAGTCTCTTTTTTCTACTGAAACGACTGAGTTAACAGGGCTTTCAGTTAATTGAACAATGTAAGTTTCCCAGTCAACATTAAATTCTTCTATTTTATTTGTAGAGTAGTAATCTACCAAAGAATTACCACAATAAGTTTTTACTAATTGACTCACGGAAGGGACTAAAGTAGCAAGGCGCAAGTCTTCTTTAGGACTTGCTATTCCTTCAATTTCTTTGTATTCTGCAAGAGTAATTAAATCTGCCATAATAAATCAATTAGTAAAAACTTGGGGAGGAAACCCTCCCCAGTTTATTTATCTAGCTATTAAGATGCCGCTTGGACAAGCTTAACAACAGATACGTCAGTAGTACCGTTATTAGCAACGAGCTGGTTGAAGCCAAGTGACTGGCTAGCAACGATTACTCGACGCTGATTGAGTACTTCGTAATCTTGCTCTACGGATACACCGCGGAGACGTGGGATTACGTGGTTACGAACGTTAACAGCATAACCTACAGAGGCGTTTGCGCCTTCTGCTTCG